TTTATCTCCTTAGTTATGTCCAAGACGGACACTTATACTTATTCCCCGAAGGCAAATAATACACTAAAGAAAATCATTATTTTAGACTAATTACCTATTTATTTATGCTTTTGGTGCTTCAGAATTATTGGCCAACAATGCTGCCTGTGGATCACCTTGTTGTTTAATCTTACCGATTAGTGCAACAACTTCCTCGAAAGGATGCTTACCCAAAACACGCAACACAGTGTTTACTTCTTCGATACTCAATTCAAGTTTGATCATTTTAGATTCCTATAAAATTATTTAGTTTTCTTACCAATGTTATATTTAGGAACAAGTTCCCAGTCGTTCTTTTCTTTATAAGATACAACTTTAATTTGAGACAAAGATGCCTTCTGCTCGGACTGCGTTGGATGTAGAATCTTCAATAGATCCCAATCTTGCAATAAACCAGCGATAGCATTTCTTCTCTCAATATCGCCACTCGTGATGTTAGATTCTTTACCATCAAGAGCAAACAATTCTTTGAAGTGCACAATGAAGTATCTACCTTGCTTATGTAAAATATGGCAAGATTGATACAGCGTGTTTTCTTTTCTGGAAGCAATCCCGATTCGGGTAAGTGTCTCACGAACCTTTAAAAAGTTATCTGGTTCAGGTAATATCACTTCAAGCATCGACTCAGGAGTCCAGTCGTAATAAATCAATTCGACAGTCATTATTTTCCACCTTTGTATAATTTTTCTTTTATCATAACTAATTGATCCTCAGAGAGAACGCTAAGTGCTTCCACTGCCTTCTCATCAGAATAACCAAAGTATTCTTTCACAAGTCTAACTGATTCGGTTTCGGCATCTTTTTTGTGCCATTTACTGAATCTTTTCTTCTTGGAGATACTATTTAGTAAAAAAGAAAATTGCCAATCCTCTGGAATGCCCGAGTTACGATTCATCTCGTTTGCATAAAGGACTGTATCGGGGAAATAAGATAACCCTCTATTAATAAGGAATGGCTTATAATCCTTACTTGCTAGTGGGTCTTCGAATAGATCTTTCTTAGTTGTGTTAATTGCATTAATAAAGTCAAAGGGAGTCATAATATATCGCCAGAATATTCAGTGTTAAAAGATAAAACCATTCTGTCTTTAGTTCGGTTTACCTGATGGTTGGAACCATGCTCGATCCATCCAGGAAATAAAATTAAATCTCCTATTTCTGGCGAGAAGGTAGTCCATTCATAAGCATACTCGCTAGGGTTATTTCCAAATACAGTATATTTAATATAAGGGTTTGGATTCTTTAAAACTAACTGAGTGCTATTTTCGTCAACATTAATATAAAGAGCACCAGCAATTATAGACTTTGCATGAGTATGATCAATTAGAACACTACCTTCTTGTTGGGTGTTTGTCCAAGAATTGGTTATTCTTACGGCAGTAAGATTATGTTTAATTTTATACTCTTCAATGACATCAGTCAAGTTTTTAACCAGATCTTTTAATTCTGGAATACTTTTAACTAATTGAGATAAAATATCATTGTCTAAAGAAAAGTCAGACTTTGCTTCACCCACAAAAGCACCATATGGTTCTAATGATTTATTTTGCACATAGTTAAAGATAAGATCGCAGTGTTCTTTCGATAAGAATTTTGGTGCACGAATTATTAATGTTGGGAATGCATTATATGTTTCTAGATTCATGAATAGAATCCAGTTTGGGAGAGATTACTCTCAGCACATCCAAATCGTTTTCCAGGATATCGTTTCTGTAGATTAGTTTCTACCTCATCTTTAGAAGAACCCTGTGCCATGAATTCATTGGTTTCTCTATCGTAAACATAGAACATGTCATTGTGTTTCTCGATATTAATTTGAATAACATTCTCTTCAACTTGTCGTTCAACAGATTCTTGCAGACGATCAAGTAACTTTTCTGTTACCTGTTTGGCATGCTCTTCTCTGGCTTTCCATCCAGAAACTGCACCCATTACCCATATGAAAAATGTGTATACTACTAAAAGAATAAGTTCCATGTTAGCCTCATTTGAATTTACAGTTAGCCATAATTTCTGTAAGTGCTGCCATAATATTTAGTTCATGGTCAGCTACAAATGCTGCTTTATACTGATAGTCGGCTAGTGTTAATACTAATTGAGGAATGCTATTGGGATCCATATTGACGGATGCGGTATCATACAATTCACGAAATAGACTTGTAGTGTCTGCATCAGTTTGTTTGGCAACCCACTTACGCACTTCGGTAAAGTTCTTATCCTTGAGTAACTTAACCAAATCTTTGAATGATTCTTCTGACATATTAAGAAGAATGCCAGAGTCGATCTTACCAGATACAGAATACCTTTGGAGTTCGTTTAGAATCCTACGATAGTCAGGGAAGTGTTTTGTGATTAGTTCAGCAACAACTTTAGGATCAAACTCAATCTCTTCTTGTTTGAGAATTGATACTGCTCGTTTGAAAAAAGTTGCAGCGATCTCTTGCTTGTCTTTGGAATCAATCTTAAACTCAATCACAGCACAACGACTGTGGAGTGGTTCAATGATACGATTCTTAAAGTTACAAGTGAAGATGAAACGACA